TGAGTAATGATGATTGGAACACACTTCAACATTACGCACAATATGCATGGGATGAACATCAAGCAGAGATTGGTGGTTACATGGTAGTAAAATATGTAAATGATCAGTTTGTGTTTAGTGAACCTTGCATACTAGAACAAGAAATAACTGGTGGTAATACTGATATTACTCAAGATGCACTTGCTGAATATTACATGAAGCAAGAAGTAGAAAATGTATCAGAACCATATTGGTTATGTTGGTGGCATAGTCATCACACTATGGGAGTGTTCTGGTCTAGTACAGATCATGCAGCAATAGAACAATCTAAGTGTAATGGTTATGCTTTTGCATTGGTAATTAACTTGAAAGGTGAACAAATCTTGAGAGTTAGTGATTGGAAAACTGGTATACACACTGACACAGAAGTACAAATACAAAGTGTTAAGAATGAAATACCAGATACAATCAAGAAAGAAGTAGAGAAGTTGTGTACTAAACCTAAGTTTGAAATCAAGAAGTACCAAACTCCTACAATACGAAAAGGATACAATCCTTATCAACATACTTATGCTCAGATAGGTATGTGGGAAGATAAACAAGATGATGAGAAAGTACAACTTGAAGCTGACTTAGACAACATACTTCAAGACTATCTAATGGATAATGATTATGATAGTTGTAGAAAAAAGGTTGGTAATCTCAATAGAAAATTGGGAAGAGACAAGAGTGAGTTACGAGTTGTAAACTTGAAAAAAGATAACCTTGATCTAGTAATCAATGTTGCATTAGCAGAAGATTATATTTATGTCAAGGGTACAGAACATGATACTGATGGTATGGTAGCACAAGCCATTGCTGACAGTGCGTTCGAAAGGAGTTTCAAATGAATGAAAGGTATTCAGGTATAGTTACAAACTTTGGTGAATACGCTTATCATTTTCTAGGTTGCGGTGCTATTGGTAGTGCCGCAGCTATGACAATGGCTAAGATGGGTGCAACTACTATACATCTATATGATATGGATATAGTAGAAAGTCCAAACATTGGTGTTTCAGTATATGACAATAACGACTTACGTAAAACAAAAGTCGAAGCATTGAGAGATAGATTGCTTGCAATTAATCCATCAATGAATGTTTATGCACATCATGGTGAGTTCAAAAACATATCACCAGAACATAATAACATTGTAATCATGGGATTTGATTCTATGGAAGCAAGGTTAGATGCAGTAACTAATATACTAAAACTAGAGAAACCAGATGTATTGATTGATGGTAGAATGGGAGCAGAACACTATCAACAATACACATTCAAGAGTCCAACACTAGCACAATACAAGAAAACTTGGTATTCAGATGCTGAAGGTGATGATGACCCTTGTAATGCAAGAGCTACAAGTTATTGTAGTAATATGTCTGGTAGTTTCATATGCAACAGTGTAAAACAGATATTGAAAGAAGAACCTTATTGCAAGGATTTTTCTTTTAATTTCCAAACAATGTCGCTAGATTCTACTGGATTATACACATAAAATAAATAGGGAGGGTCGCATAAATATACCTCTCTTCTCAATCCACTATAACACAGCGGCCCTCTTTATTGAAAGGTTAAATATGAAAGAAATGAAAGACACTACATGGTCAATAAAACATGAGGGTAAGTTAAATCCTAATAATATCATCTTCAATAATAAGTATAAAGAACTATCACAAAAACTTAAAGAAGTTGATGATTCAATAAAAGAAATACACAATGAAGATCCAGGACTATTAGTATGTACAGTATGTAATACAGGTTCAAATCCAGCAGGACATGCTGAAGAGTTTGGTGATATATGGGTAGCATATTGTCAAGGTTGTGGTGATTATGGTGAATTTATTTACGAAAAAGATTTGTAATATTCAATATTTATTTGTATATTACAAGGTTAGATATTAGCAGGTTGCCACAAAATGCCCGAGGGAGCAGATACTGTATTCATAGAGGATGGCAACCTTGAGAATCCCTAATTGCACTTGCGTAATATTGTGATGTGTTGTGCCAACATCGCCCCTGCAATATCTACATAATAATAATAATAAGAAACGAAAGGTAATTTGAATATGAAGTTCAAAGGTAAAGAATATACTGAAGTAAAAGATCGTCTTGACGCATTCTTGTCAGAATATCCCGAAGCAACAATAGAACCTAGATTAGTATCTGTAAATAATGTTACAGACACAGCGTCTGGTGAAAGATGTAACGAATATTTGATGCAAGCTACAGTATACCCTGACAAAAGTAACAAACCTGATTGGTATTATGTTGGACACGCAGCAGAGCGTGACAATACAGGATTTGTTAACAAAACATCAGCTCTAGAAAATGCAGAAACATCTGCAGCTGGTAGAGCATTAGCATTTGCTGGCTTTGGTGGAGGCTATTCAATAGCTTCTAAAGAAGAAGTAGAGAATGCTAAAACTGCACAAAAGAAATCTCATGTTACTATTAAAAAACTAGAAGCATTAGATAAATTAGCTGCAACCGCTGCACCATTCATAGGTGATGAAGCATATCTTAAATACAAGAAGCAAAGACAAGATGGTTATTTTGATACAGTAGTAAGAGTCAATACAGCTACATCTTTCTTCGAAGCTAAGATACAAGACGGAGGATCGAATGGTAAAAAAGAGGATGCCTAGCGAGCATAGAATATCTGGTTTAGAACCAGGTGAAATACAAACTATATCAAATGACTTTGGTGATTTTGTATTAATAAGAATACCATATGTTAAAACAGAATATGGGTATGAACTTATAGATAATAAAAAAGTTATTGATGCATTAATCAATCATTGTGATACACATAATGATATGATGAACGATGCAGTCAATGAGAAAACGAACGACTATATGGAGGATAGTAAATAATGGCTATTACAGGTACTAAATACAGTAACGCTAGCAAAACATTGAAAAATTATTTTGTTAACGATACTACAATAACAGATGTTGAAGTTATGGATTCACAATACGCAGACTTAAGTTTGAAATTGTTATTAACAGATGATAACAATGGATATACTTATACTTGCTTTGTAAATCAAAAGTTTGACAAAGATAATAACGGAGTTGTAACAGGTTTGACTTATCCAGATGACTTGAATACATTATTCGTTGCAGCTAAATGTGATCTGAATGTAAGTGATAACGGTGTTTTAGATACTAAATCATTAGAATCTTTAACAGATAAAAAAGTATCATGCATTACATACAAATCAACAGGTAAGTATAAGAGACAAACTTGGGGTGTTGTATCTAGTCCAGATGCAAAAGAACAACTTGAGTCACGTTTCAATCAACAATTATCAAAAGGCTATCCAAAAGACTATGATAAAGGTTCATCCGAAGATACACCTGTAGTTCAACAAGCTAAAGAAACTTTCAGTGGTGAGGAGATGCCGTTTTAATGACTGCTGAAGAGATAGTTATAGCATGGATAAAAAGCATTAAAAACAGAAATAATGTTTTTTATAGCTATGATTTAGAAGGCAGTTTACCATTATACGGTAGGCTTACGCATCAAAAGATGCATACTGCAAGTACTTATGCTAGGGCATTTAGAAAGATACGTGAAAGTGATACTTTAAAAAAGCATGGTATAAAACTTGAAGAAGTTGAACATAACAGTGGGAAAGTAAAAGGATGGAAAATAATAGGATAGTAGAAGTTGTTACTGGTGGCATTAATAAAAGAAATACATTGATGCCATACAATAATTACTTAGAGTTAGAAAGTAAAAACGCTTTTAAGAAAGAGATGTATAGATCATACTATATGTTTGATGATACATTTAATCAACATGTGTCTACACATAAAAGCGTAAAAGGATACAATGGTTTAGTGTATCCTGACAGATTAATTATAGACTTAGATAAAGGTGATATAGATGGAGAAAATCTACAAAGTTATCTCAAACATGTTTGTAATGAGTTGTTTGATTTTGGTATTGACAGCAGTCATATTAATGTCTGGTTTAGTGGTAGTGGCTATCACATTGAGTTACTTAATGTATTTGGCTTTCAACCAAACAAAAACCTACATGTCAAAGTTAAATCTACTTTAACAGAACATTTTAGTTTTGGTGATAACATATATGATAAGACAAGAATAATAAGATCAAAATGGTCTTTGAATTTGAAAACTAATTTATATAAAGTATGGATTCCATTAGAAGATATTTGGACAATATCTTATGATGAAGTATGTAATCTTGCTAAGTCTAAAAAATCATATGATGAGTATGTAAAAACTAAACCTAATTTCTATGCAACATTGAACAGTGAAGACGTAGTAATAGAACCTTACTTACAAACTTCTATTATAGCTAGCCCTAGCAATAGTGCTAGCCTTACCCCTGTGCGTGCTGGAGATACTAATTCAGTAGTAACTTGTGTACAACATATATTTAATGAAGGACCTACTCAAGGTTCACGCAATAAAAATATGATGCGTATGATAAGCTCTTGGAAGAGAGCTGGAATACCATTTATTGTAACGTTAAACGGTATGATAAAGTGGTCACAAGGAGAACTAGATACTAATGAAATAGAACGTACTGTAATGAATGTGTATGATAATCAGTACATTTACGGATGTGATGATTCAATACTTATGGAGTATTGTGATCCAAAATGTATACACTTCAAACGTAAAGACTATGTATTGGACATTAGAGATGTAGATTCATTAGAAAATACATTTGTAGAATATATACAAAAAGACTTTACAAAACGCAGTATAAATATTGCTGATGTGTTTCCAGGTGGACCAGATTATATCTTTAAACCTGGTGAATTAGTAGTCTTCAGTGGTGACACTGGTATGGGTAAGACAGCATTTGTACAGAATCTTGTAGCTAAATCTAAGAAAGATACATTGTTTCTATCATTAGAAATGAATGAAATCTTAATATGGAGACGCTTTGCACAGATCATAATGGAACAGAATGCTGATTGGGTAATCAATCAGTACAAAAGTAATCCAGACTTTTCTGTAAAAGAGTTGCTAGACCATCTTAAAATTATGGTAATAGCACCAGAGATTGAAGCTGTAAAGAAAGTAGTAGCACAATATGAACCTAATATATTAGTAGTAGATACTACTGATGAGATGCAAGTAGATAGATATGACGGTGAAATACAAAAACAAAATGTAATTATAGATGCATTGAAACAGATAGCACAACGTAATAACACTTTGATATTTGCTATACATCACTTGAATAAAGCTAGTGCTTCTCAAGGCACAGTTGGACTACACTCTTTAAAAGGTTCATCTAATGTTGTACAAAAAGCAGATAAAGTTATTGTTTTAAAAGGTAATCGTAACGAAATTTATAGGACTGTTATGTCAGAGAAATCTAGAGATGATGGTAAATTAGAATTTGTTACAGAGTTTCACCCTGAAACAATGACATTTAAACGAATAGAAGTTTGAAAGGAAATAACATGATAAAGTATATCAAAACAAATAGTAATGGTATTAATATGAAACGAATAAGAATCTTTGGATTTTTAGATTTTACATATTATATCGATACAAATATTGGTAATCATTACGGAATATCTATTGGTATAGGTAATAAACAATTACATTTATTATTTAGACAATGGAACACTGGACTTACTTCAGGTGATGTATATGACGCATAGAAATAAAGTTCGTGGTAACAACCTTGAAAGAGAAGTTGTTAATGCAGCTAAGGAAGTGGGGCTCTCTGCAAAGAGGGCCTATGCTTCTGATGGCAGATCATTAGGAAAGTCTGAGGTTGTTGATGTGATCGTAGAAGATTACTGCGTTCAAGCTAAACGTAGAAAGAAAGTAGCTGAATGGTTATATCCAGAAAACCATGGTGATGATGTAGATGTAGTTGTTACTAGAATGGATAGAAAGCAAGCATTGGTAGTAATGCCACTAAATGAATGGTTAAGATTAATAAAAATAGAAAGGGACAATAATGATGATCGAGATGAATAAAGATGAAGCTACCATAATAATTAAGTTAGCTCAGAAAATTATTACAGCTCTTGAAGAAGAGTTAAAAGAAAAGCATAACAAACAGATCAGAAAATCAGAAGATAGTGAAGATAGTACTGATGGTTATGTAAACCAAAGCGGGAGTTACGAATGAGTAATAATACCACAACTGTACACGTAGATACAGAATTAATGTTGTTGTTTTATAATCCAGCTGAAATATTGTTAGTAAAAGCAGCTTTAGTTAATTATAAGAAAGCACCATTTGTATCTAAACAAGAAATGATTATTCTTGAAGAGTTACTTGACAGAGTAAACGAATTATAATTATCATATACTCCTATATGAAGGGTAGAAGTTTGTTAACGTTCTTCTACCCAATCTTTTGGCCTACTAAACACGGCTTAAAAGGAGTCGGGCAGGTATAAAATCCTGTGTTACCCTGATAAGCAAATACAAATTGGTTGGCAAACTATATTAGTATATTAACTGTAGGCCAAAAAATTATAAAAAGGGGAAAAGAAAAGGACGATGGAAAAGGGTATCAGCCACCGAAAAAAAAATTTAATCCTCATCTAAGTCAAGTATATCATCTTCTGTTTCAAGTAACCTTTGTTCGTTGATTTGATCACGTCTTAGTTGATGTAATCTATGTAGTGGTAGTCCAGTCATAAAATCTACTGCCATAGCTGGTGATTCATATGTACGTTTAGCATCACGATACAATCTACCAAAAGGAAAATATGTTGCTAATTGATACTTAGTAAAGTTTTCCCAATCACCATTAAGAATAGAAGTCATAGGAGATAATACAAATCTACCAATAGGAGGAGTTACCACCTGTAAAGGAGCAAGCACAGGATGAGGATAGGAACTAAAGAATGCACGTTCTCTATCTTTAGCATCACCAAATAGTAATGCAGATGTATCTTGTAACCAATTCATAGGTGGAGATAATGCATATTCAAAGATACTTGCAACAAATATATTAGCTAAACCTAATGCAAACAGATCAAAAGTAAATTGTCTTTGAAACTTTTTACTTGCTAATACTTCTCTGTTCCAACCTGTTTGTCTAGCATCTTTAAATAGATTCATACGTCTACCAATACTATTCCATGCATATGGTTGGAATCTAGTCAATACACGACCTAAAGATGTATTAGCAAAGTTAGGTCTAAATGTAGCTTGATACATAAATTGAGATGCAGTAACACCCTTCATTGCAAAGTCTACCAATACATTACTATTAAATGGTATTCCTTCAGCAATCTTAGGTCCCAATACATTTTGATGCATGTTAATATAGTTAGCTAAGAAAGCAGTACCACGTAGTTTACGTTCAGACCACTTCATAGGCAATGCACCAAAGTCTGTTATAGGTATATCTATCTTAGAATCTCTCAATACTTCTCTTAATGTTTTTTTAGCATCTCTATTTGCAATAGCTTCTGTAGTTATTTTACCCTTAGCATAAGAACGATTTGTTCTTCTCAGCCACTCTTCTACTACTTTTCTTACATTATCTTTACCGTATTGTTTATCTAAAGCTATCAAGTCTAGAAACATCTGGTCATATACACCTAATGATTCTAACCACTCATAAATTCTTTTCTCACTGTTAATTTTTTTCTTAACAACTTTACCACCAGTACCAATAAAACTAAACTCTGCTCTACCATTATCAAATATATTCTTAATCATCCAAGCTGGATCATTAGCTCGTCTAAAAGACTGCCAACCTGTATCAGATATGGTATTAATAGTACCACCATATAAATTTGTTATAGCTGTTTTAGGGTGAGATAATAAAGATAATAACTCAAACTTACCTTCTAAATCACTTAAGTTTCTAATGCGTGACATAATGGCAAACTGTCTATCTCTAGGATTGGTAGGTAAATCACCAAAAACTTTACCACCAAATAATTTATTTATTCTTGTAAATGCAGCTACTGCAACTTCATCACTAGTATAATGATACAATGAACCATACTTACCTGTAGTATTTACTTGTTTTACTAAGTCTTTAGCACGTTTCATCTTCAATGCATTAACTTCTTTTTGTGCAGCAGCAACTTTGTTTCTATTACGTCTTAATATAAGTAATTGTTCTTGTGGTCTAACTTCAATAGCATGATTAAAATCTCTTAACAATTCTAACTCATAGTTCTTTTTAGGTCCCATCTTGTCTATATCTAAATCATTCTTAATAAACTCTTCAAATAATGGTTGATCTTGCTTTCTAATACCATGAATATTGTATGCTCTATATGTACTTAAACCCATCATATTAGTTGCAGCATTACGTATATAGTTTGACCATTCTCTAGCATATTGTTTACCTTGATTTCTGTAATCAAAGTTTTTCAATAATATCTCAGTACGTAATCCAGCTAAATTAGTAAAGTACATTTTAAATAATCCAGTAGTATAATATCTTAAAGCATCTAAATCTTTTTTATAGTATGGCATAAACTGTTCACCTCTACTCTTTGTAGAACCCGCAGCATAGTCTCCAATAAAACCATCTACATTAGGTCTAGACATTAAATCTATAATTTGTCTTTCAGCCTTAGCTTGACCAGCAGTTAATGAACTACCCATTTGTCTTTCAAAATTAGACATCAATTGTGATTCATATATCTTCAATGCAGTCTCAACATCTAATCTTTTATATGCAATCTCTACTCTTAAATCTACAGGTATTTTAGTATTGTCTTCTCTAGCAGCTTTTATATCATCTTTTATTTTATTTTTTTGCCAGTCTTCTAATAAATCTTTTTCTGCTTTTATAGAACCGTGAGAATTTCTAGGAAAGTATCCTTGTACAATATCTCCAACTTGAAACCTTGCAAAGTAATCTGTGTTCTTACCTTGCTTACCATATAACTCCCTAACTACTTGTCTTTGTATTGTTTTTAAATCTTTACTATTCAATGGTTTATTTAAATCTATTTTAGGATATAAAAATTGGACTCTATCTTTTACTTCTAAATGAAACTTAAAGAATCTGTAGTCGTTAATACTAGGTAAATACTTAGATATGTATTCACGTTTAGATATACTAGCACGATCAATATCTTTGTATAGTATAGATATTTTTTTAGTATCTATAATTCCTGACTCTTGTAAAAATAATTGTTCCATATTTACTACGCTTTTATTCTCAGGATTTGTTTTAGATAGCTTCCATTTACCTATAACAGTACCATCTTTTTTCATTCTTAATCCAGATACTTTGTAATTATTAATTAAAGTTCTTGCTAACTGCTTATCTCTAGATTTAATAAATACTTTATCTATATCTTTTACTAAGGTATCTATATCACTTCTAATTTTTTCTACAAAAGCATCAGCTGTTATCCTTTCTTTTACAGCATCTTTAGTTCCAGAAGTAATAGGAAATTTAAAACCTTCTGCATCTAGTTCTTTAATAGCTTTTTCAGAATCTTTCCATGCTTTAGTAATTGCTGCTCTTTCAGCTTTATCAAATGAACCAGTAGGAAACTTACCATCATTCCACTCTTGTTTATTAACAGCAGCTTCAAATAATAAATCTCTATATTCTTTTAATGTATTACTACCATAATCCAAATATTCAAATGTTTCATTTATCTTATCCTGCATTAATG